TGTACATCTGGCCCATACAAGCCACGATAATTTCTATATGCTTTCAACCAACGCTGTTCATCGTCATACCGATAGTCATACGCACGTTGGTAACGATCCATAACAAACGGAATAATGTTAGTTACGTCTATATCAGATACGGATGTATCGTCACTATCTTCTAGTGCAATAGCATCATCTTCAATCATAATTTCGTCTTCAGCCATATTATTGTTCCTTAGTATCCAAAGGTTGCGTCAGCTACTTGCATACCGCCACCGGGTCTACCCATTGGGTCATAGTCAAATATACTAAATCTTGGTCTTGACATTATACCATACCTAAGAGCGTCATACAAGTGGTCTTCACTTTTAGTATCCACATCTTCGGGGTTTTTCTTGTCCAAAGGTATGGAGGGCAATTGGGATATGACATTCGTGCAGCTATTAAAGAAAACAAGTCTAGGCTCTTCTGTAAATTCATCTATCTGTAGTCTACGGTGTATTTCGTTTTTACCAGCTACACGACTACCCCTACTTCTATCTGATGGTCGCCAACGACAGCCACGACTAATCATTTGCTCTGCAAGAGAAGGTCCAGTATCTCCACGCTTATGCCAAAGAGAACTATCTAAAACCCCATACTTAATATTACCGTCTTCTGCCTCTAAGTCTAAAATCATATCTGCCAAGTCTGTGGCAAGGACTTTAGAAACGTAGAGTTCTCTATATACCACAAGTTGCTCAGAAGGCGCAACGGCAAACCAAACAACACCACTATAGCTGCCGTAGCCATAGTCGCAAGCACGAAACTTAACCCAGTTACTAGGGATACGATAAGGCTCGACAACATGAACATGCCGATCAAACTCAGTGAACGCTGCACCTTCTTTGATGTCCCAATCCCCTTCAAGAAGCTGCCTACGCTGCTGCTCTGGGAGAGATAAGAGCATGGCTTCGTAATCACCTGCTTGCGCAAGGTATGGATTATCAGAAAGTCTTGCTGGTATAAATCGTCTTTTGAATAAAGGCTTTCCAGCCTTGCTATGTCCTGCTGGATACCGTAGGACTTCGGTTGTTTCAATATCGGTTGCATCGAAGGCTCTATCATATGGCGAAGGGTCAATGAAC